TGCCTTTCTTTTCTAATTCTTTTTTAACTAGCATTTGATAATCACTTGCTTCTGTTTTGATATCAAATACTTCTGGTTTTGGATTTGCTTCATTAATTCTTGAAACAATATCTTCTAATGATCCACTTTTTCTTCCGAAATAAGTTGGATTGCCTTTATATAGTCCGTTTGACATTTTTCTCTCCCTTAAATTGAACTGTAAATTTCTTTCCAGTTTTTAAATGCTCGTTTCATTTTTGGTAATAATACCATTTTATCTAATTGGTCTCTTACGTTTCTGGACAGTAAGTAACCCAATTCTTTGTTGTACTTATCTTGTAGTGAACCAACTTCGTTGTAGATTGATTTTAATCTACTGTCTTTCATTCTAGCACAAATATAAGCACGTGCTTCATAGTGTTGATTTCTATCAGTAAAACTTTTTACATTATCAATATCAGATTTTGGCATCTCAACTGCCTCTGATAAGTCAACTGATTCTTCCATTTCATCCTCTGAAGCTTCTGGATTGTTTTTCATATAATCTGCAACAGCAGACATACCATGTTCTGCATCAGTAATCTTTGCCTGAATCCATGCTTCGATATCATAATCTTCACCTTTTCCTTGTAATGCTGACAATAGATTTTGTGCATTTTCAATTGTTGTTTTCAATTGACCTATTGCCATGGAAACTTCTTCTTTTTCTTTTAATTGACCTTGCAAAACTTTTTTGTATGCTTCAGTCATATTACTTTTGTATCTCATTTAACTCTCCCAAATTTGTAACTCTAAGTCACCCTTTCCTTTAATCACTCGATGGTAAACTTCTTTTTCAATAAAGATTTCTTTACCTTTTTCCATTTTGATTGGCATTTCATTATCAAATTGGATATGCCATCCATCACATTTGATAGGCACAACCTTACGATCTCTGCGATCACGATGCCACACGTAATCGGTATCAATATGATCGCCACTAATAGTACGATTAAAGTATCCCACCTGTCTGTTATCTTTATATACATCTACCAAAAGAAGTTTCCCCCTCCTGATAGACCTAAACTCTTTGCATATCTTGGTGTATTACATGCCCAATATGCAGCTGAAGTTTTATCTTTTTGCTGATCACATTTGTGTCTTGCCGCAAAACTTTTTCTTGCTTCTGGATCATTCATTTTGTTTTTCAATCCAGTTGTGTCTCCCCAAGTGACTTTCTTAATATTACCTGTTGAAGGATCTTTCACATAGACATAATACTTTTTAGGACCACCAACTTTAGGTTTGTTTAATGGAGGATTCTTTTCTTCTTCTTCCATCATTGGTGAATCTAAAGGCACGTGTTGTCCTTCATACATTGCAAACTCACCAATATCAGTGGCAAGAATACTTAAATCATATTCATCAACTTCTATTTTTCTTTCTTTGACAAGTTGACGTGCCTCATTGAAGAACTTATAATATGCTTCTGAACCTACACGAAAGATACATTCTGATAATGGAATATGTCTTTCTATATGATACTGAATCGCTTTGTGTGATTCTTCAATTAATGTATGTTCTTTAAATCGTTTCATGGAATGGTTTTAACCTTTTCTGTACTTCTTCTTTTGTTCCCTTAACTTTGTCAGCCAAGTCTTTATCTGCTTTACCCCATGTACCAGAACCTTTTGTAATAAAAGAGTTCACACGAGCAAATGCCCATTGTTGTTGTGTTGCCCCTGGTCGATGACCTGTCTTCCATGCAGCCATTCCTCGATCATATACTTTCTTTAGAATACCATATGGAATACCAGATTTCTCTGCCTTCTTTTGTAGACCTTCAATCTTTTCGTCTAACTGTTCGACCTTTTCAATCATCTTTGTGACAACTTCACTTAATATTTTTTCATAGTTATCACCATATCGTTTTTGATATTTGTCGATTGTAGAATCTCTCTCTGCCCATTCTTTAATATCTTTTAAATGAACACCATATTCTACAGGATCAAACTTAGTCATATGAGGTGCCATTGTGAATTTCTTTTCTTTCTTTTCACCTGGTGTGATATCTTTTGTGTGTGCAGTATATTCTGGTGTGCCAATCTCATAACGTTCTTTCATTTCACCTCTTGCAGTTTTAAAATCTTTCTTTGTTGGTGCACCTTTTTCACCAGGTTTTCTCATTGGTCGACCTTCTTTTCTCTTTTGATGAATATTATGCCATAATCCTTTACCAGCTTCTCCATACATCTGTTTATATTTCTTTGTATGTTTACTTGGTTTTGTTTCTGCATCTGCATCACCAGGTGCAGGTTTGTAAGCATTTGGATCATCATCAGATGCCTTTGTACCTTTTTTGAAATGTGTATCTCTTTTATCTTTTGTTGACTTTTTTAATCCTTTATAATACACGTCAGGTTGTGTTCCCTTTTTATCTTTGATATCTGGATCTTGTCTAACTTCTCCAATGTCATCTAAGAAATCATCATCTTCTTCTAACTCATCAGAATTTTTCTGTAGAACAACATCTTTGACTTTTTCTTTTTTAACAGTTGTTGTTTCCATCATTTCAACTTGTGCCAAATCAACTGCAATACATTCATGTAACCATGCCTTCTTTACACCACCGTCTTCCATTTCATAAACTAGATAATTTGTACCTCGTTTGATTATCTTACCGATGGTACAATCATTCATATTTTCTACATAGTCACCAATATTAAATACATTTTCTTCCATATACTCTTGCCTTAATTCTTGTTTTTCAAAGTCCTCTAAACTCATAATTGGTTTCATTTGTACTCCAAATCCTTGTTGTGCTTTAAGACCCATCGCTGATCTTAAATCTTTAAATAAGTTTTTACCGTCTGCATCTTTCATCTTCACTGGCAGACCTTTTCTAAAACTATTATAATCACCCTTGACAGCAAACAAACGCATCTTGGTGCCTGAAATTCCAGTGGTTCCTTGTGCATCTGGATCTCTTGCACCTGCACTCATTACTTCCGTCTTATCAAAATTGTAGTCTTTACCATTATATGTGGTGATCAACTTCTTAAACTCAGACACTCTATCACTTCCACCAATCATATAAACATCTGAATATTTTTTGTTTAAGTCATTCTTTAATACTTCCATGAATGTTCTTGTGTTACCTGTTGCAGGTTTAAACTGAACATTTGGATATAAAGGTTTTAAATACTTTATCTTTGTTCGTACATCTAAAGGATTCTTATTCTTATCTTGTGATGCACTCACATAAACTATTGCGTCACCTTTAATTCTCTTGGCAATTGATTCAACTTTCTGGATCAATTTTTCATGACCAGCAGTTGGTGGGTTCATTCTACCAAAAGCAAATGCGACTGCCTTTGGTCTTTTACTACCCTTTGCCAGAAACTCTTTTAATGTTTTCTTCATGCTACTTTACTTGTTCCTTTGTCCCATCTCTTTGCAGCTGTAAAGTTTGCAGCTGAAAATTCTAATCGATCAACTAATTTTCTTGCATTACCTTTTTGATCGACTGCAACATAACCCTCTGGATTGGTTACTTCTAAACCATTACCTTTCACAACAAAAGTACCAATTGATTTTGCTTGATTCAGTTTATCAATAATTATTTTCTTTGCTTTCTGTATTGTCTTATACGTTGCAATGGCAAAATAAACTTGATCACCTGCACGATCAATGAAACGTAAACCATCATCTAAAATCTTTTTATATTTGTCTTTAGTTTCTTGTTTTTTCACACGATCAATATCTGCACCAACTTTACCTTCATAGTAGTTTCTAAATCCTGATACTGCCTTTGCAGTTGGTGGTATATCAGACATTTGCCTCACAAAAGTATTTAGATATGTTTTTAAATTCAATCCTATTGAGTAATCTGATAAGTCTGTTTTCATTTTGTTTAACACTGGTGTTGATTTCTTTAATGAACCTCTTGCCATGTTTAACATTTTACCAAGTTGTTCACCTTCACCTAGTGTCATCATTGCATTACCTGAAACATCTTTATACGATGCATCATCAAACCAGACGTTGGGAGATCGTCTAAGTTTTGAAACATCTGCACCAAAAGATGCTTTTAATTTTTCAATTGATGATCCTTTATATGTTGTATGAAAAATAATGCCAAACTTTGCACGATCAATTCTTGTACCTAAACCTGTGTTTTCTGGCACTGTATATACAATTGTATTGGGTTGAAAAGATATTACTCTTTCTTTTTTACCAGATGGTGATGAAATTGATTTCATTTTCTTCATTGACTGAATGAACATTAAATCACCTTGTAGAATCTGTTTGAAATTAAGTGGTGCAAGATATAATAATGCATCTCTTAAAATCTTTGCAACATCACCTGAATGATTTCTCATTACATCTTGTGGTGTATAATTAATCTTTGGTGTTTTATTAAATAAACTTTTTGTTGCAACAAAGAACTTACCATTCTCTGGACTTGGTCCACAAATAATCGCAGGTGCACCATCCCATTTCACTGTGACATTTAATTTTTTGTTTGTATTTCCTTGTAACATATCACGTAATGCCTCAATAAAATTTAATGCATTATTGCCACCGTCTGCACCATTTAGAATGATATCATCTTCTAAATGTTCTAAGTGTGTGTTTTTATCTTCTACTAAAAAATCCATTATTTCATACCACTATATTGTAATTTTAACATAGTAAACTTACCAAGTCTACCTAATTGTGAAACTTTTTTACCTGCACGAACACCACTATCACTTCGTATGGTCATCTTCATTGTTTTCTTTTCATCTGGTGTATTAACATCAATCAACCATTCTTGTACAGAACTTTTATTTAAGTATGCATAGAATCTTGTAATCAGTGGTAGAATTGCAGCTAAGTTATCACCTTTTTGTTCTGCCTTATTACCAACTGCTTTAACAAGTATCAATGGAACTTTCTCACCTTTCTTTTCTAAATTAAAATTATCTAATAACCATTGTTTAAATTCTTTTAGTGATAATGAGTTAACAACAGCACAGAATTGTTTACGACAAACTTTTAACATAATGTTATAGAGTTCATCTGCCTGTTGTTGATTTTCTAAAAAGTAATCCAAATACAATTGACGTATTTCATTTTTCTTATTCATATAATCATTCTTTTTAGCAACATCTCTAACACCAGGTATCTTTGAATAGACCGCAGTCCATAATTCGTCTTCTAGTTTTTTAATCTCTGATTCTTTTTTGACTGCCTTATATTGTGTTTGTACATAACTATTAAGTAATGGTTCTTTTGAACTGGCAGTTCCTGCTTTTAGACTGACACCAATGATTTCTTTATTTCTAAACATGAGAAAGATATCACCTGCATGTTTAGGTGGAACACCAGCAGGTTTCTTTCGATAACCCCAAAAGACATTCTTAATAGGTTTTGTACTATGAACATCATAGATATAATTAGTAATACCTATTGCATTATCGAATTTTGTTTTAACTAAATTTTCTGGAAGTGTACCAAGTTTTTCAATGACTGCAACACCAGCCACTCGGTCTGAATCAGTGACAAATGTTTTATTGGCATTCTTTTTCAGATCGCCTAACTTGTACAGAAACTTTTTAAAATCTTCTATATTTGATGGTCTAAAGTTATTATTAAATGCAAGTGCTGGAAATAATTCTGTGATTGCAGCTGTCGCTGTTGTATCTACACGTGCCTCGTCTAATTGAACTTTAAACTGTCCAAAACTTTTCATACACCTCTCCCATGTGTCTAAGTTATATCACAATTTCCATATTATGTCAATAGTAATATTTATAATTCTTTAATACACAGGAAGTTAGGTATACCGTTATTTTGTTTCCAAATCTGTTCTTTATTATGAAAATCTGCGAACTTTTGAGCATCATCTTCAAATTCAAAGACATTCACCACTTTACGTGTATTCTCTCTGACTTGCCAGATGATATCAACAAATCCTGGCATACGTCTGGACTTCACAGGTTTTGTTGTATATTTGAGTTTCTTTGTTGGTGTTTTTCTACGAGAAGTTGCCATATTTGTTTCCTTTGTTCTTTTTTATATATGATTCGAGTACGTCTTCACCATCTTCATCTATTTGTTGTTCAACTAGATTTTGTGCTGATTGTTCTACATCAAAAAATTTCATACGAGAACGGTCAACACCGATGACAAACTTCTTGTTCATTGTAGGATCGTTATATCGATTCTTCAATTGTTTGACCATCATTTGACCTGCCTGTTCTAACTCATCATTTGAAATGAGAGCAAACATGAAGTCAGCAGTAGCAGGCAGACCAAATGATTCGGAGGTGTCTTCAAGGCCTACATCAGTAGAAACATATCCAGTTCGAGTAGTTTGAGTTGCAGTAACAATCGGGAGGTTACATTCGACTGCGAGACCTCTTAACTCCTCGGCAATGGCCTTGACATAAGTATAACTGTTTACATTGGCACCAGGTTTGAAACGAGAACTTGCACAGATATTAATATAATCAATAAACACAATATCTGGTTTGAATGTTTTCTTTAGTGCCAATTCATTGATTAAAGATTTAAAGTGACCTGCACCAGCAGATGCAGTAGGATATTCTTTGATAACTAAACGACCTGTGGTGCCAGATTTTAGTTTCTCAATCTTATCAGTAAATAATTTACGATTTAATGAATACAAATCATCAGTGGTAATGTTCAGTAAGTTTGCATCGATTCTTTCAGCGATACGTTCTTCAGCCATTTCCATAGTGATATACAAAACATTCTTGTTCACTGATAAAGCATGAGCTGCCATGTGTGTCATAAACATTGTTTTACCGACACCCGTACCTGCAAGTGCCACATTCAATGTTTTGTTGGGCAAACCACCTTTGGTAATTTTGTTGAAGTATTCTAAATCAAATTCAATACGTTCTAACTTTTGATGATAATAATCAAATCTTCGGTCAACATCATCTAAATAATCATGACCAACATGTGAATCAAAGGAGACACTTAATGCATCGGATAATATTTCTGGTATCGCTTCTGGTGTTCTTTTTGTATCTTTATTCTCTAATATTTGAATACCATCCATTACGGCATTATGTATGGCACGATCTTTACAAAACTTCTCAGTTGTTTCAACCAACCACTCTAAATTAATTTCTTCAGGATTAAGTGATTTAATTAAACCAACAATCTGTTTGTATTCTTCATCAGTAATATCTCTACGATTCTGAATATCAATTTCTAAAGTTTCTTTTGTGGGAAGTTTATTGTATTGATTTGTAAACTTAAAAATCTCATTGAATAATATTTTCTCTAAACGATTGGTAAAATATTCTTCTTTAATAAACGGTAATACTTTTCTGGAGTATTCTTCGTTGTATATAAGATTTTTAAGTGTTGTTCTTTCTATTCTCTCGGTCACTTGTTCTTTAACTCTAATTCTATGTTCTCTTGTAGTATGACACTGATTGTATCGATAAACTCTTTACTTTCAGTGTCCACATTGTTTGGATTACGTATCACTGTATAGTCAAACTTAATTCGTAACTGATCATCTTCTTCAATGAACTTTACATCACCATACGAATACATAACATCTTTATAATCACCTTCATCGATACGAATACAATCATGCTCGTACCTTAAATGTTGAGCGTAACTATACTTCGGTGATGCCATAACTGAACTCTTTCTTCGCAGCTTCTTCTAACTGTTCCATAATTTCATCAGTGAAATATTTCTCGGGTTCATTTTGTATTGTTTTGGCATATTGTTTTGTACCGTCAGGCAATTCAATTCTTGTTGATACTTGTTTAAAGATATTGTGTTTGATTGCCAAGTCTAAAAGACCATAGTGTCGATCTAAACCTGTATCATATCGTAAACGTGTATCAACCATCATATTTTCTTTTGATAATCTACTCTTATGTGTTTTACAGTGAATGATGTTACCAACGATATCAGTACCATCTTTTTCTTTTTTCTTTGAGAGATAGACAATGGTTGATGCGGCATACTTTAATCCAGAACCACCACCCATTTCTTTTTGTGGGAACATAGAACCAATCACATCATACGTGTGATTAGTAATGACAAGAGGTACTTTTGCTTTACCAAGTTTCAATGTCAATACTCTAAATGCAGCCTTGACTACTTGTGATCTGGTCATATCTCTTGTTTCTTTACCATCAGCAGTGTCTTCGATTTCTTTTGTTGTTGATAACATACCTAAAGAATCTAATACTAAGAATAGTGGTTTTCTTTTGGATTCATCTAACTCTAAATAAGAATCTAAAACTCTGAGTGATTGTGTTCGAAACTCTTGTACAGTCGTTACAGGCATAATGGCAATACGTTTTGCATCAATACCACGACTTTCAATTAAATCTTTTGTCAATGCACTTTCTGATTCAAAGTACACAACGTTTGCATCTGGATTATTGTCTAAGAAACTTTTCACCATTCCTAGAACAAAGAATGTTTTACCAGTAGCACTTTCACCTGCGATTGCAGTAATCTTATTTGCAGGTAGTCCACCTTTCAGTGAACCAGATATCAGTCCGTTAAAGATATACGAACCCGTATCAATGAAACTTGCAACATCACCTGCTTCAACACCCTCATCTACGATGGATGCAAACTCATTGCCTGTTTCTTTAATTATTTGTTTCAAAAAGTCCATTATTTTTCACCTCCGTTTGTTCGAATAATAATGTAATAATAGTTGTTATTATAACACATTTCTTTTAATTTGTCAAGTTCTTTTTCTTCGATATAAGTAGCACTTCTACCAAAATCTGTGATAATATTTACATACATTTAGTCATACTCTTGTCTTAATGTATCATCTGCAGGTATAAAACGAAAAGGAATAGCTCTCCATTTCTCTATATCTTCACCTTCTAATCGTAAATTTTTATCTTCTGGCACATAATTTTTTGGTGGATCTATATATGTATTGGTTGATACTCTACTCCACACAACAGGAAATATATCATCGACCTCATGTTCTGCCCATAGTTGTTTAACTTTGGCAAGACACAATTCTCTATTGTATTCAACCTTACGTTGATAATCCCAATACTCTTGGAGATCAAAATATTCTTTTTCTGTTATGGGCATAGTCATATTTATCTCAACTCACAAATATCGTAAGTGTCTTTGTTTAATTCAACACCAATATATTTTCTATTCATCTCTTTTGCAACTTTAGGTATACCACCTGTACCAGCAAATGGATCAACAACTAAATCATTTTCTTTTGTAAGAAACTCTATTGATAATTTTATAAACTCTGGTGGGAAAACATAGAATGTATTTTTTGTTTTCATTGTATAGTCTAAAACATTTCGCATCCACTCACCTGTTCTTTTAATTGTACCTTTCTTTGTAAAGATACAGAAATGAAAATATGGAAAGATAAACTGATCTTTATAATCATTAGGCATTGGTCTTTTTAAAACAATCTTATAATCTTTCATTACATAATCTCTGCCTAACATTTTGTTGATTAACATTGTATGTTTAGAATGAACAGAACCATTCATCTTTCTATCTGTTTGACACAGACCTACAAATCCAGTATCTTTTGTTATACGTGTAAAGTGATTTAAACAATCATCAACAAACTTTTCGTATTGATCTAAGTTTTTATCCATGCCTAAATCGTTGGAATCTGGTATACCAGTGAAGATTAATTGAGCTGTATTATCTTCTATCTTTGGTAGTACATTGAAACAGTCATCGTTTATCCACAGGTTTTCCATTAAAAAAACTCCTCTAGTGTTTGTTTTCTCGTATGTTTAAAATAATCATAGTCTTTGTCTTCAGTGAAACACCAGACGTTTTCAATGTAAATATCATTCATAAATTCTTTTTGTTTCTCTTTGTCAATGTTCTTAGGTCGTTGCATAATTCTCATACCAATTTGACCACGAAACTTATTTGGTATTCGATCAATTAAATTGTCACTTGTATAATATCTTTTACCTTTGACTTTTGGATCCATAATATTAATTAAAGTATGTTTACTTCTTTCAATACAATTCAATGATACTGGCACAAAGAAATTATCTTGCCATTTATGATATTCATTAAACTTATGCCATGATTGATCTTCTTCATGTTCACCACCTTTATTATATTCTTCAGTAGAGAAATATGGTGGTGATGTAAAAGAACAATCGATATTATCAATTTCATTCCATGGTATATTTTCTGCACCACTACGATAGATAGTAACTTTCTTTTCACCATCCATGATAAACATATCTTTCAGTTCTTGTATTTGTGGATTACCATTACCTAAAATCTTTTCATATTCAATACACTGTTTCTTATAAACTTCAAACGTATTTGGATTTGGATCACAACCAATATATTCTTTTGCATTACTTGAATAGAAACCTGCAAGTCGATCACCCCAACCACAACTTGTATCTAATACTCTTTTCGCATCAGTCATATCATAAATTGCCTTTGCCACAACTGGTTTGAATTGTGTTGCAATATAAGTGCCAAGACGTATGGCACCAAGATAGTTTGATGGATCTAATGTTCGACTTGAAATACCACGCCACATGGCACCAAGAATACCCCATATATCTTTTGCAGTACCTTTCTCCCATACTTCAGCAGGACCCTCAAAACTATAACATGGACATCTTAAACGTAACTGTTCATGGAAATAATTTGAACATAGATTGTAAGTACTGGCACAATCAATCAAACCAAGACCATATTGTTCAAAGTTATGTTTATAATCATCATACTTTTCAAATACTTTCTTTTCTATTTTATCTCTAGGTGTTATATTGACAGTTGTATCAAATGATTTTAATTTAAGAAAGTTATCAACCATTCTTTCTCTTGTGTAATTTTTAAATGGAAATGGTGGTCGATATGTTGCAATATATTCTGCCAAGTCTAATCGAAACTGTTCTTTACCTAATTGTTCAGTGACAGCTTCAAACTGTTCGTTATTCATTATAGGTAATTTGTCTTCGTTTAAATATGGTGTAAAATCAAACATTAGGCAAAGAAACTTTCTATGGTATTCATACCACTGGCATCAACTTGCCAATTAATTGCATCTAAGATAAATCGTAATGGTTCAAAGAATGATTTCTGAAACTGTTGATCATAATCAATCAATGCATGAAAATTAAACTGTGATGGTAGTTTTGTCATAAATGATATGACATTAGTTTGATGTGAATTTGGTTTTCTCAATAGAACATATTTAATTTTATCACCTTCATTGATATAAGAAAATCTTGTTTGTAATTGTTTTTCTTTGAGTATATGATTATAGATCAGAGCACCTTTGACATGCATTGGTGTTGACTTACGAAAGATAGAATTAGGATCTGCATATTTCTTTAAACCTTTGACTGATCTTGGAAATGCAATCTGTTCTGGTGATAGATGTTCAAATTCAGATCGAAACGAATTGACAAATTCTCGTAATTCATTTTCTGATTGGGTCATAATAATCTTTAGTGCTTCTTTAATCTTTGAACGACACACTTGTGGTGTTGATGTTTTGACTGCCTCAATACCCATAATCTTTAATTGTGGTTCTGCATATTGAACACCCTCTGAGTTATGAACATTGAGAATGTATCTTTTCTTGGCAGTCCAAATACCTTTGTCTGCAATTACTTCTCGTTTCATCTGCATCTTTTGTTGATAAGCATTCATATAGTCTGCCAATTCTTGGTAACAATTATCAATATGAGGTTCAATCTTTTCTTCACAAAACTTATCTAATGCTTTAACCACTTTTGTTGTGTCTAGGTTACTACCAATCTTGTGAACAAGACCAGACATATTAATATAAATTGAATCTGTATCAGAAGCAATAATATAATCTTTATCTTTTGTTTTAAGTAACTTGTTTAGATACTCATTCATTTTATTTTCAATCCAACGAATAGACAATTGACCAGATGTAGTAATTGCTTCTGCCATTCGATGATCATAATGTCTAAAGTATTGATTACCTATCGCACCATAAGCTGAGTTCAATGAAATCTTTTTTGAGAATTGTATAATATGATACTTGGCAATATCATCAAGTAACTTTTTATTCTTCGTCTTTTGATATTCTTGTTGTGCCTGAATCATTAACTTTTTATATTTGACACGATCATCATATTCTTTTTGAATAATCTCTGGTAAGAAACCTTGTGCATCTGTTCGATACATTGTACCATTAGCTGCAACTGCAATATTTTTGTCTTTGAGTTTTGATAGATTGTATTTCTTTATTAATAACTTATCAATATCTAAATCATTCTTTGAATTAACAATCGTTTCTGGTGAGATATTGTATTGCATAATCAAGTGTGGATATAGTGAGTTTAAGTCAAACGAAACAACCCATTCATGTAATCCAACTTCAGGATCTTTCACATAGGCACCAACTAATTCTTGTGAATCACTATCTTTCTTTAATGGTACAGGTATGTTTTTCTTTCGAAGATAGTTATAGATTAAACAGTCCCACGTTCTAACTTGTGAAAAGATATCTTCATAATTGACTTTGGCGTTGTATGCCATGGTGATACACAGTTCAATCAGTTTAAGTTTCTGTTCTAATCGATCAACTAGTTCAACGTCTTGGATATTATAGTCAACAAATGATTGATAGTCATTGGTATACCATTCTTTAAATGTTTCATATGGGTTATCATCTTTCTTTTCACCAAGTTCAACCTCTGCAATGTGATCTAGTTTAAAACTCTCTTGGTTTTTAACTGTCAATTTCTTATACAAATCTAAGTAGTCTAATTGTGATACACCAAGAATATTAAAACGTGAATGTGTTCTACCCATGATATTTAAATCATCACTACGTACAATACCCCATGGTGATAGTTTCTTTACATCACGTTCACCCATTATGTTGATAATACGATTACAAAGATATGCCATATCAAACAGTTTACTATTCCAACCAGTGATAATGTCTGGACAGTTTTGTTGCCAGAAAGATAGAAAGTCAGACAACATATGTTTTTCAGATTGACAACGAATAAATTCAACATATGATTTGTCTGTTTTAAAATCAGCTGTACCCCAAACAAC